CCATGCAGGAACAGGGATGGACGGAGGATGACTTCCGCCGTGAATTTGGAAAAAGCTATTTGTAAGGAGGAAAACGATGGTAAACAGAATGATTTTGCAGGGGCGGCTTTGCTCTGACCCTGAATTGCGCCGCACCAACAGCGGAACAGCAGTGTGCAGCTTCCGTGTGGCGTGGAGCGAGAAGATTAAGGACAGAGAAACGAAGCTGTTTCTCCCCTGCGTGGCATGGCAGGGTACTGCGGAGATGATTTGCAACCACTTTGCTAAGGGCAAGGAGATCATCGTAGAGGGCAAGCTCTCCAGCCGGGAATACGAGGACAAGACTGGCAACAAGCGCACTGTGGTGGAGCTGACGGCGGACCGGGTACATTTCTGCGGCAGCAAGGACAGCGCACCGCAGCAGCCCACGCAGACCTTCACGGAGATTTCCGAGGACGACGGCGATTTTCCGTTCTAAGGCGGTGCGCCGATGCCGAACAGAATCATACGCGAGAGCATCTGCACCAGCGACAGCGTAGATAGGCTTTCATGGTTCGAGGAGGTCTTGTTCTATCGGCTGATTGTTTCTTGCGATGATTTCGGACGCTATGACGGACGGGCCGCAATTATCAAAAACAGGCTATTCCCTTTGAAAGAAAATCTTACTCTGAAAACTGTAGAAAACGCCCTTCATGGACTGGCGAGTGCTGGATTGGTTGCCCTCTATACTTCACAGGGCAAGCGCTTCCTCTACCTACCAACATGGGGTAAGTATCAGACACAGAGAGCAAGGGAAAGCAAATATCCTGAGCCTGTAGAGCCTACGCAAGCAGATGAAATCATTTGCAAACAAGTGAATGCAGATGTCCCCGTATTCGAGAATCGAGAATCGAGAATCGATATACGAGAATCGAGAAGCGAGAATAATGCGCGCGAGGCGCGCTTCTCTCCGCCCTCTTTGGACGAGGTTCGGGCTTATATCGCCGAGCGGGGGTCTACAGTTGACGCACAGCAATTCATCGATTTCTACGCCTGCAAGGGCTGGATGGTTGGGAAAAATCGCATGAAGGACTGGAAGGCCGCCGTCAGAACATGGGAGCAGCGCAGAAAGGAGGAAGCCGGTGAACAGCCAACAAAGCAAGAATACCATGTCGGAACATGGCTGTGACATCTGCGGAGGGCTGGGCTACACCGTCCGGCGCACGGAAAGCGGCGAACTGGTGAGCAGAACCTGCAAATGCGAGATCATCCGCCGGAATAGGCTTCGCATGGAGCGTTCCGGGCTTCTGGGACTGCTGGATAGCTGCACCTTTGAGTCGTTCCAAACTCAGGAGTATTGGCAACAGGCCGCAAAGCAAGCGGCGGAGAGGTATTTGACCGACTGGAAAGGCAAGTGGTTTTTCATCGGCGGCTCTCCCGGCACTGGGAAAACACACCTGTGTACGGCGATTTGCGCCAAGCTGATGGACGGCGGAATCCCTGTCCGGTATGTGCAATGGCGGGGAGATATTCCGGCAATCAAGGCAAAGGTAAACGATGCCGAAGCATACGCCGAAGCCATGCAGCCGCTGAAAACCGTCCGTGCGCTGTATATCGACGATTTTCTCAAGGGGAGCGTAACGGAGGCCGACAAGAACATTGCCTTTGACCTGCTGAATGCCAGATATATCAACCCAGATGCAATCACGATCATTTCCACGGAACTGACCATTGACCGCATTTTGAGCTGGGACGAGGCAATCGGTAGCAGAATCAACCAGAGGGCGAAGGATTATATGCTGAACATCGGGAAAAAGCAGAATTGGAGGTTGAAATGACCAAGCGGGAGGAACGGGAATGAAGCACCTTGGAGATATTTGCAAAATCAACGGTGCGGAGATTGAAATCGTGGATGTTATCACGGGCGGATCGCCGTGCCAGGATTTGAGCATTGCGGGAAAACGTGCCGGATTGGCCGGTGCAAGGAGCGGATTGTTCATGGAGCAGGTCCGCATCGTAAAGGAGATGAGAGAGCATGACAGAGCGAACGGACGGACAGGTGACATGGTCAGACCTCGGTTTATGGTCTGGGAAAATGTGCCCGGAGCATTCAGCAGCAACAAAGGGCGAGACTTTGCGGCAGTCCTCGAAGAGATCATCCGCATCGCAGAGCCGGAAGCCCCCGATATTGAAGTGCCTGAAAAAGGCTGGCCAACTTGGGGGGGCTACCACGATGAGGTGGGAGGACGATGGAGCGTGGCTTGGCGAGTGCATGACGCACAATACTGGGGAGTCCCCCAACGCCGCCGTCGTATCTCGGTTGTCGCAGATTTTGGAGGCGACACCGCAGGAGAAATACTCTTTGAGCGCAAAAGCGTGTCAGGGCATCCTGCGGAGAGCGGAGCGGCGAGGGAAAGACTTGCCGGAAACGCTGAAAACGGTGCTTCTTATGCAGTCCGAATCAGGGGGGCTGTGACGGAGGAAAAGGCGCTTTAGTTCAGGAAGACAAGAGCGGGACGCTCGGCACTGGAAAAGAAGGCGACCCATCACCCACGCTGACCGCTGGCGACCGCCACGGGGTAGCATATATCTCAGGGGTTGACGGCTACAATGGCGACCTGACCGGTGATGTCGCATCCACGATTGGTGTCAACTGCGGGATGTCCACCGGTCGAAATGGTGTTATGGAATTATCTGCCAACGAAAACGGGGGCATGGCGCGGGACAGCGTACTGTGTGCCGGGTTTAAGTTGGGTAACAGCGAGCAGGCGCGAAGCATCGGCTACGCCGAAGAGCAATCGCCTACGCTGAATGCGGAGTGCGTCGGGAATAATCCAGCTGTGGTGGCTCCGGCGGTGCTGTGCCTGAACGATCAAGGCGGGAATGTGATGGGCGTGAGCCATGATGTTTCCGGGACGCTGAGAGCACAGGAGCATGGGCACCAGCCTTCCATTCTGGATATGAGCCATACTTGCGATGTCATCCGCGACTGCGGCGAGATCGTTCCGAGTTTGCAAGCCCGTATGGGAACAGGCGGAAATCAAGTGCCGCTTACATACCAAGATGTGACAGGTACGCTTTCTCCCGGTGCTCATGCCGGAAGTTACAATGGGCAGGACGCATACAACGATATGCTGGTGTGCGGGGCAACACCGGATGTGGCACACGCGCTGCGAGCAAAGGCGAACTGCGCTTATCGGGAAGACGCGGAGACATACCCAGTGCAGAACATGGTGGCGCGACGCCTTACCCCGATGGAGTGCGAACGGCTGCAGGGCTACCCGGATGGCTGGACGGATATCGGCGAGTGGATGGACAGCAAGGGCAAGCGCCACAAGGATGCGGACAGCCCCCGGTACAAGGCACTGGGTAACTCCATCGCCCTTCCGTTTTGGGACTTCCTGGCAAAGCGTATCAGCGCACAATATCTTCGCCCTGTTACGATGGGCAGTTTATTCGACGGTATCGGCGGCTTTCCGCTGGTGTTCGAGCGGCACAACGGCAAGGGCACGGCACGCTGGGCAAGCGAGATCGAGGAATTTCCTATCGCCGTGACGAAACTGAGATTTGGGGAGGATTGACATGACCACATTACGCATGATTCCCGGCATTACATACACCCGGAAAAACCTTGAAGCATTGACCGGGATGCCGGACAGAACAAACCGCCGGATGATACGGGAGCAGCGGCGGCAAGGTGCACCCATCGTTGCGCTGAAAGACGGCGGGTACAAGCTGGCGGAAACGGAGGAAGAAAAGCAAGCCTTACTTGCTATGTACCGCAAGCGGGCACTGGACGAGCTGGACACCTGCAGCAGGCTTGCAAAGGCCATGCAGGTGGACGGGCAGATGGAGATGGGTGGCGGAAATGGCTGAACTGCACTTTACCATACCCCTGCCGCCGGTTACAAAGAAAAACAGCCAGCGTATTATGCACAGCAGCAAGACGGGGAAATCGTTTATCATGCCGTCGCAGAAGTACATCGATTACGAGGCAAAGGCCGTGTGGTACTGCAAAAAGGCTGGTGTGCATGAGCCGATAGATTACCCCGTGGAGGTTAAATGCCTGTTTTATATGCCGACCAAGCGGCGGGTGGATTTAACCAATCTGCTGGAGGCTGTGGACGATGTGCTGGTCAAGGCGCGGGTGCTGCTGGACGACCACTGCGGCATTATTGTCAGCCATGACGGGAGCCGGGTACTGTACGACAAGGAGACCCCACGGACAGAGGTGAGCATAACCGCCTATGAATGATTTTGACTATGATATCGTGCAGAAAAAGCGTGTTGCAAGAGGTGCGTTTGCCCATGTGAACCGCAAGCGTGGGAAATGCAGATTGCCCAGTGATTACCTCACTGCGGCACAAAAGAGGGAGATGAACGGGAAAATGAAAACATACAACGCCACACGGCCTATGCCTTGGGAAGATTTCAAGGCGATGCCGGACGACATTAAGCGGGAATATCTACGGAATATGCAGTCTTGCGGCGGTGCAGCTACATACCTTGCGGAAGAAATGGGCTATTGCAGTGCCACTATCATAGAATGTGGGAAAAAACTTGGCGTGCCGTTTGTGCGAGGTGGCCGGAACTTTAACTTGTGGCAAAAGAAACTATCAGAGTGGCACACATCCGAAGTGGTGGAAGAAACGCCAGAAAAACAGTCCGATGGGCCAACACCGCCGCCCGGGAGCGCTATGTGCGGCAGAGCGCGAGGTTTGCAAAGGCCGGGAAACGACATATGAGATAGGAGGTTGACAATATGGATGCTGTGAAGTTTATTGAAGAGACCAGAAGAATGTATAAGGTTACTGGGAAACATTTGCCTACTTTGGCTGAGGGAATACCGGCCGAGGACGTTGTAAAAGAAGTAGAGGAATGGTCTGCTGCACATCCGCGTAAGACGCGGCAGAGCGTGTTTCTGGAGCAATACCCGGAGGCGCTGGTTCTCGACGGGGGAACTTTGAGTGTGTGTCCCGTGCTTTTTTCTTCCGAATACAGGAATGCGTACGGGGGATGCGCAAGTCCTTATGGGTCCTGTGCCGAATGCCGCCGTGAGTTCTGGATGCAGGAGGTGGAGTGACATGGAAAATCTGTTGCAAAACATCGCCAGCGGACTGTGGATTGTGTTGGGCGTGTACTGTTTCTTCGGGCTAAGGAAGTGGAACAAGCGGTTCAGCGAGTTGTATGACGAACTGAAATGGGAGGTGGAGTGATGGAACGACTGACGAAGCGAGACACCGATGGACAGGCAATGATGGACTGCGAGAAGTGCAAAGCGGATTGGACGGGTAAGCATGGTAAGCCGATGGCTGACTGCACCGCGCTGTACTGCCGCAATCGACTCAAGAATCGCCTCGCCGCCTACGAGGACACGGGGCTGACGCCGGAGGACTGCGCAAGAGCGACTGAGATTGACGATATTTTGCTGGACGAGTATTACCCAAGCGGAAGAATGCGCAAACTAATTAAGGCCGACAAGGACGGGCGCGTGGTGGTGCTGCCGTGCAAGGTGGGCGATACGGTGTGGGCCATTCTTGACGGTGCGAAATATGCAAGGGAATGTAAGGTTGACTTTGTGAATATCGGGAGTTTTGGCACAACTATTGTGTTTGTGGTAAAAGATGGGTTGAGAGAGCAGTACGGGGTTACCGCCGCTGCGTTCGTCAAAACCGTATTCCTGACCCGCGAGGAGGCGGAGAAAGCATTGGAGGCGATGAAGGATGAGTAAGGCTGTCATGCTGAGCGTCCGCCCCAGAGCTGGTGCTATGTGGAAAAAACACGGAGGGCTGACAATGGATGAACCGAAAAAGCCTTTTTACCGCGACAAGAAATGGAAACTTGGCAGAAGTTGCGGCTGGTGGCATATACCGTACTGCCCGCATTGCAAGCGGCAGTTGGGGCTGATGGTCGAAGAGCAGAAGGCTGAAAAATGCCCGATGTGCGGCAAACCGTTAGAATGGGATGGTGATGACAATGGCTGAATACATAGAGCGCACGGAAGAACTTATGCTTGCCATGAACGCCGGTGCGAGGGCAATCGAGAACACAAAGCGCTATCACGGTACTGTTTACACCAAGGATGTGTTCTCGGAGAACCCACAGGAAATCCCATACTTACAGGCCGCCAAAGTGCTGCGAGAAGTAAGTGATGCTCCTGCCGCTGATGCCGTTCCGGTGGTGCATGGACGGTGGACGCATCTTGGCGGAGACGAGTGGTGCTGCTCTGCGTGCGGCTTTGTCATCACCACTGAGGGAAGCTGGGATAAGCCTACTAAAAAATACTGCGAGGATTGCGGTGCCAAGATGGACGGAGGTGACGGCGATGCGGCTGATTGATGCGGATGCACTGGGAGTGGGGCGATGCAGCAGGAATCTATTGCCAGCGGACTGCTGCGCCGGGTGGAAAGGGATGGTAAGGTTATTGGAAAAAGCCCCCACCGTTGACGCTGTGGAAGTGGTGCGGTGTAGGGACTACAAGCATTACAAGCCGGATGAATACGAATGCGGATGTGATTTCGCTGGTGGACTACCGTATGTAAAGGCTGACGATTTTTGCAGTTACGGAGAACGGAGGGACTATGATTAAAGACAGCGGAGAAAGAACAAAGTTTCCAAGCGGAGCACTCCGGGATATGCACACGGGCAAGGGACGGATGGATTTGCTCCCTTGGTCGGCTATCATGGAAGTGTCGAAGCACTGCGAGGCGGGCGCTTTGAAATACGGGGAGCATAATGTCGATAAAGGGATCCCAACCCACAGTTTGTTAGATTCCGCTATTCGCCATGCGGCAAAATATCTGGCGGGCTATGTGGATGAGCCGCACCTTGTAGCTGCGGCGTGGAACCTACTGTGGGCGATCGAGATGGAGATTGTCCATCCTGAATGCGTGGACACTCCGTGGAGGGCAGCCGATGGCGAATAAAGACGCAATGCTGGAAGCCTTGGAGGAAATCGAGAACGGTATGTGCCGCATTAAGGAGCGACGGAGCATTTGGCAGAATAGCCTTGTATATGCACTCTGCCAAGCTGTGCGGCTGCTTCTGATGGACAAGATCAAGGAGGGACGGAAATGAGAATTGACGGCAAAACCCTGCCCAACAACCCCATGAAAGCGTACCAGCAGGGCAAGCTGATGGGGACAAAGCAAAACATGGATTTGGTGTCCGAAGTGCTGCTTACAAAATTTGGATTCCACGTGTTGGAGGAAACGCCGGACAGCCACGACACTATGAGTGTTGAGTATCTGCAAAAATGCCTTGTGGAGCTGGTGGACGCAAAAAACAGTGGCTATGTGACCAAGAAGGATATTGCGGACGCTCTGCGGAGCGACTACAAACTAATTAACAACGCAGAGTAAGGAGGCTGGCATGAGCCGAAAACAAACACTGCCGTATGATGTGCGGCTTGAGTGCATTGCCTATGTCAGAGGCTATCCACGGCGGGTACAGGCGTACAACGACGCAAGGAGCGAGATACTGAGCGGCGGGAACAGTGCAACAGAGGGTATGCCCCGCTCCCCCGGCATTGGTAGACCGGCAGAAAGCAAGGCGGAGCAGCTTGCCGCCATAGAAAACTGGCCGGAAACCAAGAAAATGCGGGCTGTTGAATATGCCATAGACCGATGTGGTCGGGATTTGGAGAGCGAGAGCGTTCGAAAGCAACTTACACAGGGGATCATGCGCAACTGTCAGGGCAAGCATAAGTATTCCCGCAACAAGATTATCGTACCGGGGATAAGTGAGCGGACATTCAGCCGCCGGAAAGAGCAATTTCTCTATGACATAGCCATATATTGTGGTTTTGCAGAGAAAGTTGGCACAAATTCCACCTAATGATGTGCTACAATAGGTACAGTGGATGATAAGGCATAGTCATCCACGCGTCTTTCCACTCAACCCGTTTCCTCCATCTTATGCGCCGCCGGTATTGGGCGCACCTTCGGGCACCGAAAGGTCATATCGGCACAAACAGCCTGTAGGGAAACCTATGGGCTGTTGTCATATGCCGTGCGCTCGTTGCACCCCACGATCAGGGGCGGGAGGTCGCACCTCCCACACGGCACAAATATATGCGGGCGGAAGCTGGGAGGAATCAGCTCCGATAGTAAAATTTCGGGTTCGCAGGTTCGAATCCTGTCGCCTGCACAAGAGGCCGGGTAGCACCCGGACACTGTGAGACCGCAATCGTCACGGTCTTGTGTAAAGGCCGGTAGCCTGCGCCAGCAGGAGCCGCAGGTAATCTGGGCAGCTCCGCACGCCGCGCTCCCAGTCCTCCAGTGTTCGGGTGGGGATACAGTACCGGGTGGCAAAGGCCGCCTGGGATAGGCCTGTGTGCTGACGGATGTCCCGGATCGTCAGGTGGGCGGCGTCCCAGAGACGCGCCAGCAGGTCGATGCGGTCTGCGGGTATGTCCGCATCTGGTGCATCGCCCCAGACGGAGGACAGCGACCAGTCGGAGACAAAAGCGTCTCGGTCGGGGGAAGAAAGCGCTGCGCTGAACAAGGAAAAAAACAGTTTGTCTGGCATTTTTAGGATCCTTTCATAGTCAAAATTGTAAAAAGGAAAAGCACCGAAAACCGGTGCTTTTCCTGCGTTTGAAGGGTCTGTCCTTCTTACTATTTCAATCCACGGCGGCAGGATCGAGCCGCACCAGATGCAAGCGCCTCTTACATCCGACAGAAATAGTTTACCACGCTGCACAGGAAATGTCAAGCACCATCATGACCATGTTCCGCCCGCCGGATATGCGGCGTTTTCAAGCTCCCACTGCTCTTCCTGCGTCAGGGTGCTGGCGATCATGTCCGCGATCTGCTGCTGGGTCTTGTACCGTACCGCAATACCGACCTTCGTGACGGCATCGTCGTGGTAGACCGTCCATTCCTCCCGATCCCAGTGGTACTTGCACCAGACGTCGCCGGTAGACTTGTCGTAAAAAATCTCCACATACTCCCCCGTGCGGGAGCCGAGCCCCTTGGTGGAGTTGGAGGCGTTGGCCAATGTCTCCTGGTTGATGTTCCGTCCGTGGGTGTTGATCTCCATGTTCCGTTCCTCCTGTCAAAGATTTTCATGGGCGGGGCTGACCCAACCAGTCCCGCCCGCAGCGTACCTGCTATCAGGCAATCAGCTCTGCCGCCGTAGCGGCCACGCGCTCCTCGGCGGCGCGGATGCTGTCCGCCTTGCTGTAGGTGTGGGCCACCGGGTCGTACCGGTAATCGTGTGCGGCGAAGGCGTCCGCTGCGGCCTTGCTGTCAAACCATGCCTCCCGGCAGAAACTGGATCCCCATACTGCGTAGGTGACGGAATAAAAAGTCTTTTTCATGATAGTTCCCTTTCTGCCGCTGTGCGGCTGCACTCTTTTTTGATCTGTCTATATATTACCACGCATTGCGTGGTATGTCAAGAAGGTTTTGAAAAAAATAAAAATGACACAAGTTTGCACATATTTTTCCGGGAGCCAGCATGGGACAATAGAGCTGGCGGAAGCCCAGATCACCAAAAATTTCTATGCGGCATAGGTGCCCCGTAAGGGGAGACCACAGCGAGTGACGGGGACTTTCCCTGAAGCGCTAAAGCAGGGCAGGACTGCAATGCCGCACCAAAAGCGGAGAGCCGCTGCCGTGGGCAAATGGCATAGCGCCTGCCCGGAAGTGCGGCTATACCGCTCAGAAGTGAGCTGTGGAAAAGACATTGCCACCTGCTGGCAAACTGTGTAACCCATGTTTGAGAGCTTCCAGAAGGCCGCATGGGAGGGGAAAGACTGTTACTGTAGCCAAGGGGTGGGGGCTGGTAGCAAATAAAGGTGCGAGGTGGTGACAATGGCTGCGCGTCTGACAGACCGGCAGAAAAAGAAAATACTGGCGGACTATGTGCAGACGAACAACTATTGCGCCACAGCGAAAATCAACGGCGTGTCCGCAACGACGGTCAAGAACCTTGTACGGGCAAATGCTGACATTGTGGAAAAGTGCGAGCAAAAAAAGGAAGAGAACACCGCCGATGTGATGGAGTACATGAATGACCACAAAGACCTTGTGTGTTCGTTTATCGGCAAAGGGCTTGAAATGCTCAACGACCCCGAAAAGCTGGCGGCGGCAAATCTCAGCCAGATCACCACGGCAATGGGGACACTGATCGACAAGTGGGCGATGATCGGCGGCAGTCCTGCCGACACGGTAAGGGAAGATTCGCTTAGTCAGAGCCTAAAGGAAATGGCAAAGGAGCTTGAGAGCGATGATTAAGATTTACGGTTGCAGCGATGACCTTGTGGAAATTTACGGTAGCGTTTACAAAGAAGACGAAATCGGCTGTTTTGACCATGATGTTCGTATCCGTTTTTTTGATGGGACGATTATCCGTATTGGCTATCCCAAAAAGGACTTAGGCGGTTGGTGGATTGAGGTTGAAAAACAAGGGACGGCAAAACAGGCGTTGACATTATGTGATAACGAAGATGACGATATTTATAGTGACATCTTCGAAATTGACGCGGAGATTAAAAGCCATTCTGTGATTAAGCAGAAATATCCGGACAGACCATGATTAGCCACAAGCAGAAAAAAATCCTCGCATTTCCATACAGCCGCTATGATGCCTTGATATGTGACGGTGCCGTGCGTTCCGGCAAGACCTCTATCATGATGTGGGCGTTTGTCCGCTGGGCGATGGAGAATTTTAGCGGTCAGCGCTTTGGCGTGTGTGGCCGAACGGTGGACAGCTGCACCAAGAACATCATCGTGCCGTTCACGGCGATGAGCCTTGCAAAGGAACGCTATATCATCCGCTGGCGGCGCGGCGACAAGGTGATGGAAGTGCGGCGCGGCGCCGTGACGAATTACTTCGAGGTGTTCGGCGGCAAGGACGAGGCAAGCTACACGCTGATTCAAGGCCGCACGCTGGCGGGGGTGCTGCTGGACGAGGTGGTGCTGATGCCGCGTTCGTTTGTGGAACAGGCGCTTGCGCGTTGTTCCGTTGACGGTGCGCGGTTGTGGTTCTCCTGTAACCCAGGCAGTCCACATCACTGGTTCTATCAGGAGTGGATCAAGCGAAGCCGTGAGCGCAATGCACTGTATCTACACTTTGAAATGACGGACAACCCCGGCCTGAGCAAGCGCACCCTCGAACGGTACGAGAATATGTATGCCGGTATATTTTATGACCGGTATGTGCGCGGCCTGTGGGTAGCGGCAGAGGGCATCGTTTATAAGGACTTTGCCAACGATACAGAAAAGTATTTGATCGGAGACCCTTTGGAGTGGGCCAAGCAAAACGGCACCAGCTTCTCAATCATTTCAATTGGCGTTGACTTCGGTGGTACAAAGTCCGCAACGAAATTTCAAGCCACCGGGATCACAAAAGATTTCCGTGTTGTGGCATTGGAAGAAGAATACATCAAAAACGAAGAGATTGACCCGAATGCATTAAACCGGCGTTTTGCTACGTTCTGCCAGCTGATAACGTCAAAGTATGGTTACAGCCAGACACGAGCGGATAGTGCGGAAACGGTGCTAATTCGGGGGTTAGATCATACCGCGCAAAAAATGCACCTCGGGACGCAGGTCAAGAATGCAATGAAACTGCAAATCACAGATAGAATTAGGCTTGTGGTGCTGCTAATGAAACAGGGGCGTTTTAAGGTTTCGCGCAACTGCCCGCATCTGATCGATGCAATGCAAACCGCGATTTATGATCCTGATAAATTTGAGGACGAGCGCTTGGATGACGGCACGTCCGACATCGACAGCTTGGATGCTTTTGAGTACAGCATTGAGCCTTATTACAAAGACCTGGAACGTGCCGGTCACATGATGGGACGGTGAAATAGTGAATATTCGGAGAGCATTAAAGGATCTCGGGTTTGACACGGTCGGCAATAAATTCTATTCCCTGATCGACCTGTGGAACGCGTGGTATAAGGGAAACGTTGAAGATTTCCACAGCTATACGGTGTGGAATGGGATTGAAGAGCTGGAGTGCCACCGGTATTCGGTGGGAATGGGAAAGAAAGTCTGCGAGGACTGGGCCAACCTCCTAATGAACGAGCGAGTCAACATCACGCTCGAAGGCAAACAGGAACAGGAATTTATCGATACTGTTTTTGCCGATAACAACTGGGAGGTCAAGGCTAACGAATCGCAGGAGCGCAAAGCGGCAGTAGGAACCGTTGCGTATGTGCCGGTGATGGAAGGCATGGGAATTAACCCAGATACGGCAGAAATCATTGACTCTGGCCGCATTCGCATCAACTACGTCAGCGCCTGGAACATCTACCCGCTTACGTGGGATAACGGCGTTATCCGCGAGTGTGCGTTCGCATCCACTCGGAAGGTCGATGACACAGAATATACTTACATCCAGGTGCACCGGCTGCGCAACGGCGAGTATGACATTGAGAACCATCTGTATGATGCGGAGGAAGTCCCGCTGGCCAGCGTGAAAGGGTTTGAGACAATTCCTCCGGTGATTCATACCGGCAGCGACAAGCCGCAGTTTGTAATTGACCGGCTGAACATTGCAAACTCTGACGAAAACAACCCGCTTGGCGTGGCTGCATTTGCCCACGCCATCGACCAGCTCAAGAGCGTTGACATCACCTATGATAGCTATGTGAACGAATTTGTGTTGGGCAAGAAGCGCATTGTGGTGCAGCCGGAGGCAACCCAGAGCATTGACGGTCGGCCAGTGTTTGATAAGCGTGAGACCGTTTATTATGTACTTCCGGAGGACAGAGGCGGCAACGGCAACATCTTGCAGCAGGTCGATATGTCGCTACGGACGGCGGAGTTTAACACCGGCATGCAAGATATGTTGAACATCCTGTCCAGCAAGTGCGGTTTTGGTGAGAACCATTACAAATTCAACCAGGGCAGCATCGCAACTGCCACGCAGGTCATCAGCGAAAACAGCACCCTGTTCCGCACGATCAAAAAACATGAAATTGTGCTTGAACAGGCAATCACAGAGTTGTGCCGGAGCTTGCTCCGCATGGGAAATCGGTACATGGGCGCATCCCTCAATGAGGACGTCCAGATCTCCATTGACTTTGACGATTCCATCATTGAGGACAAGGGTCAGGACTTTAACCGTGACGTGCAGCTTCTTAACGCTGGAATCATGAACGATTGGGAGTTCCGCATGCGGTGGATGAACGAGGACGAGGCGACCGCAAAGGCAGCGCTTCCGAAGATGCAGGGCATGACGACCGAAGAAGAAACGGAGGTGGAGTGATGGGCGGTAGAGGCGGAGCGGGCGGCGGGCTTGGTAGAGCAACAAAAGAGCAACGCAGAATTATGGGGAATATGCGTGCGGCTATTTCCAAAGACGCACATAAATCCGCTCCAGAATTCAGAGTGCGCTCCGATGGCGTTGTGGAATATACATACACGGAAACGCGGAATTATGCCCGCGTCCACGGTGGGAAAATGCAATCTGAAGAAAAAAATGATACCGTGGAGCGGAAAACCGTATTTACTGGTACAATCGGCAAAGATGGTCTTTTGCGAAAAGGAGCATCAACAAAAGAAGAAAAAATAATTAAGCACGGCAGAGATCCGCGCAGGAGAAAATAATGGGCGGACGTGGCGCAAGCAGCGGTATCAGCGTAAGCGGCAAGCCTTACGGGAGCGAGTTTAGAACACTCGTCAAGGAAAGCAATATCAAGTTTGTCAAGGCGGTTGACGGCGCACAGAAAACGCCTATGGAAACAATGACCAAAGGGCGCGTTTATGTGACGCTAAACAAAAACGACAATATCAAGGCAATTACATATTACGATGCGGCAAATAAAAGGACAAAGCAGATAGACTTGGACAGGCCGCACGATAAAGTTTCCCCACATACCCATCACGGATATATCCACAGCGAGAACGACAGTGCGAAAGGGTATGCAAATCTGACAACCGAAGAAAAGAAAATGGTTGAGCGGGTCAAAAAAATATGGTATAATCGGCGTAGCAAGTAGTGGTGTAATGGCAGCACACTTTGATTGAGGGAGTTCCGGTTTGATTCCGGGCGCTTGCTATGCCGTAAGGTACAGAAATGTATCTTGCGGCATTTTTGTTTGCTGGGGGATTTATGATTAACTTTGATAATCTGGACAAGTTCACATTTCCCGGCGTTGGCAAGTACGACATTCCGCAAATTGAGCCGGTTAAGGCGTATCCGCAGGGCGAATTTATCCCCGTGAATTACCATTACACGGCAAAAGACTCGGAAAGTAAAATCGTTCATTTCTTCGTGGACGATTACCAGTTTATCCGCCATTGGAACACGCCGGACAAGTACATCCCGAAGCTGTCCGAATTTGCGGCGGTGTGTGCGCCGGACTTCTCCATGTACACCGATATGCCGCTGGCGATGCAGATTTACAACCACTATCGCAAGCACTGGTTAGCGGCATACTGGCAGCTCCACGGCCTGACGGTGTATCCGACCATCGGTTGGAGCGACGAACGCAGCTATGATTGGTGCTTTGATGGTGAGCCGGTCGGCGGGATAGTTGCGGTTAGTTCGGTAGGCACACAGCAGAACAAGGAAAGCAAGCGTCTTTTTCTGCGCGGCTACGAGGAAATGATGAAGCGGCTATCGCCGGAATGGGTGATATTCTATGGCAAAGTGCCGGAGGAATGCGACTGGAATGTGATCCGCGTGAAGCCGCATTACGATGAAATTGTGAAACGGAGGAAAGCAAATGAAATATCCGTTTCAGCCGGAAATCCTTGATGCGCTGCCGGAAGAACTGGCAGAACTGTACCGTGGACTTGAGGACACGCTGCTGACGGAGATATGCTCTCGTCTAAAGCTGCGGGACGAGTTGAACGAGGTTACGGTGCAGGACATCAAGGCGCTGCGGGCGCACGGCATTGACCTCGAGGAAATCGAGAGAGCGATACGCAAGACTACGGGCATCAGTGAGCAGAAGCTCAAGAAGATACTGGACGATGTGGTAAAGCGCAACCAGCAGTATTATACCAGCGTCATCGACTTGGAACACATCACGCAGCCGGAAACGCTGGTAAGCATCGAGGACACCTGGGCCATATACCAGCAGACAAAGCGGGACTTGCGCAATATAACCCAATCAATGGGCTTTTTGGTGGACGCAGGGCGGACGATGCTCCCCCCTGCCAAAGCTTACCAATGGGCGCTTGATAACGCGGTGATGCAGGTGCAGAGCGGCGCTATCAACTACAAACAGGCCATCAAGACGGCAGTAAAGCAGCTTGCAGACAGCGGATTGAAAATAGTTGACTATGAAAGTGGCCATCGAGACCAAATCGATGTGGCGGCTCGGCGGGCGGTAATGACAGGCGTTTCCCAAATCTGCGCAAAATACACGGAGCAATCGGCAGAATATCTTGAGACACCATATTTCGAGGTTTCCGCCCATTCTGGCGCGCGTGATAAGCCGGGGCCGTCCCCGTGGTCAAGCCATAAGGACTGGCAAGGCAGGGTTTACAGTATTCGCGCAAATGACATTTACCCGAGCATCTACGAGGTGTGCGGACTGGGGGCCGTGGATGGTCTGGAAGGAGCCAACTGCCGCCACCGGCGCTTCCCCTGGGTCGAAGGTGTGTCTGAGCGCACCTATACCGATGAACAGCTTGCACATATTGATGATGGGCTTGGCTGCACATTTGATGGCAAGACCTACACCGCATATGAGGCCACACAGATGCAGCGACGCATAGAGCGTACCATACGAAAGCAAAAGCGTCTGAAAAACGCGTACAGCGTCGCGGGTCTGGAGGAAGATGCGACTGCGGCCAACATCAAACTGCGGCGATTAAACGCCAAATACAAGGCGTTCAGCGCGGCGGCGGGGCTGCCGGAGCAGCGGGAAAGGATGAAGGTGCTGTATGAGAATTAAAGCAAGAAGTTACGAAGGAATTGTGCTTGAACTTGACGGAGAAGTGCGAGTGATGCGTGATTACACCCGCGAGATTGCACGCGTGATCAAGTATCGGGTTGTAATTCTGTTCGATGATGGCGCAAAAGTTGAGCTTACGGATGTAAACCCAAAAGAAATTGAGGTAGTCAATGAACCGTGATGAAATGATACAGGCTATCGAAGCCATCTTGAAGCGTGGCAACAACGCAGAGGTGCGACGAAAAGGCGATGGGTATATCGTCTTGGAGGTCAAAAAAACAATCCAATACACTTCCGCGTAATTGGGCGCGGGAAAGGGCAATAGGAGCCAAATGCTGAGGAATTCTCGGTGGTTGGCTCTTTTGTTTTAAGTAAAACCCGCGAAGCACAGCGGTTTTTATAAAAACTATCGTCCGCGAAGAAACGCGGCCAAAGAAAAGGAGATAGTGTCATGGCACTTACACGCAAACTTTTGAAGGGTATGGGTCTCACCGATGAGCAGGTAGATACCATCATCGAAGCGCATACCGACACTGTGGACGGCCTAAAGGCGGATGTGACCCGCTACAAGGCCGATGCGGAGAAGCTGCCCGGCATCCAGAAGCAGTTGGATGATCTCAAGGCGGCAGGTGACGGCGGTTATAAGGAGAAGTACGAGAAGGAACACTCGGCTTTTGAAGCCTTTAAGACCGACATCACAGAAAAGGAAAGCAAGGCGGCAAAGGAAAAGGCTGTCCGGGCTTACTTTGAGAGCAAAAACATCACCGGCGCAAATCTCGACCTTGCCATGCGCGGATGCGGCGAGGAAATGCCTACCTTGGAGCTGGACGGCGAGAAGATCAAGGACACCAAGAGCCTTGACGCTCTCGTAGACGGCACTTATAAGAGCCTTGTTTCTAAGCCTGCTGTCCGGCTGGACATGGGCGCACGGCTCAACGAGGGCGGCAAGCCTATGACAAAGGACGAGATTATGAAAATCACCGACAGAACAGAGCGGCGCGCTGCAATCGCCGCAAATATGGATTTGTTTAGAAAGGAAGAATAAAAATGGCTGTTGATCCTAAGCTGATTAAGAAGGAAGATCTTGCCCGTGTTCGCGAGATCGAGTTTACCGAAATGTTCGGCTATTCCATCAAGAAGTTGATGGAGGCTCTGGGCGTTACCCGCAAGATTGCCAAGCAGGCCGGTACTGTGCTCAAGAGCTACAAGGCTACCGGAACTCTGGAAGACGGCGCTGTGGCCGAGGGCGAGACCATCCCTCTGAGCAAGTACAAGACCGAGGCTGTGAACTACAAGGAGATCACCTTGAAGAAGTGGCGTAAGGCCACTTCTGCCGAGGCAATCACTGATCGCGGCTACGATCAGGCCGTCGAAATGACCACCGATGAAATGCTGAAGGATGTGCAAAAAGGTATCCGAAAGGATTTCTTCGGCTTCCTCGCAACCGGTACTGGCACGGCCAGCGGTGCTACCTTCCAGGCGACCTTGGCTCAGGCATGGGGCCAGCTGCAGGTGCTGTTCGAGGATGACGAGATCGGCGCAGTGTATTTCATGAACCCGCTGGATGTTGCGGACTATCTCGCAACTGCCAACATCACCCTGCAGACCGCTTTCGGCATGACCTATGTCGAGAACTTTCTCGGTCTGGGCACTGTGATTCTGAACTCCAGCGTCCCCAAGGGCAAGATTTACGCCACCGCCAAGGACAACATCGTCCTGTACTACATCCCTGTGAACGGCGCAGATCTGGGCGAGGTGTTCAACTTCACCACCGACGCCACCGGTTATATCGGTATCCATGAGGAACCCGATTACACCAACATGACCGCATCCGATACCGTTATCAACGGCATGGTGCTGTTCGCCGAGCGCATTGACGGCGTGGTTGTCGGCTCCATCACTCCGGCAGTGGGGGGCTAAGCGAACTGCTGAGTGAGCCTGACCCTGAAACTTCTTCTTTCTCCAACATGACAAAAGCCCAACTGCTTGATTATGCCAGGGGAAACGGGGTGGACGGGGTCAGCAGTTCAATGCGCAAGGCTGACATAATTGCAGTATTGGAAGGGAGCTGACCCGTATGACATACGCTGATTATACATACTACGCCGGAATCTATATGGGTTCTGTGAGCGAGGAAGATTTTCCGCGTCTGGCTGTTCGGGCCAGCTCCTTCCTCGATTACTACACCCAAAACCGGGCGAAAGACAACGCTGATATGGACGCTGTAAAGATGTGTTGCTGCGCATTGGTGGACAAGTATCAGTTGATCGAGACCGCGCAGCAACTTGCCGCAACCAGGCTGACGGCGGCGCTTACCGGCGGTGACGTGAAAAGTGAAACGGTAGGCGGGTATTCTCGCACACTGGCCAGCGGCGGGGAAAGCGCCGCTGCTGCATTGAGTGCCACGGACGGCGCAAGAAAATTGCTGGCGGAAACATGCATGGAATACCTTGCCCATACAGGGCTGCTGTATCGCGGAGGTGGTTGCAGATGTACGCTCCCCACACTGTAACGGTTTACAACGTCGTGCGTGAACCGGACCCTGCCACGCTAAAAGATGTCACAAACCTATATGTAACCGTGCTTGATGGCGTGTTCTGCGAGGCGTCAAAGGGAGTTAACGTGCGCAAAAGCGGGCTTGAAGGCGCCGACGCAGTAAACCTGTATATCCCATTTACGGTAAAAGCTGTGGATGGATTTAGCGGAAAGCCCAAGACATATACAGAGCCGCAAGCATTTTTTGCCTCAAGCGACAGGACGGGCCTATGGACGCTATCCACCACCGGCAACGGTGGCGATACATTTTTCGTCAAAGGCGAATTTGTAACGGACAACGAGGGCGTGGCATTGGCGCACGATAATTGCTGGAATGTGACTAAGGTTGACGCAAAAGACTTTGGCAGCGCAGATATGCAGCATTGGGAAGTGGGTGGTAAATAAGTGGCCGTTACCTTTGCGATGCATTTTGGCGGCATGGAGGCCATCAAGGACAAACTGGCTGAGAGCTGCACCCGCGCTGAAAGCATTGTTGGGCAGCAGGTCATAAAAGACACCGAGCCGTTTGTTCCTGCGCTTACAGGATCATTAACAATACGCACGAGGTTAGACGGCAACAAAATTATTTACCCCGGGCCTTATGCGCGGTTTTTGTACTACGGCAAAGTCATGGTTGATCCGCAAACCGGTAGCACCTTTGCGCCAAAGGGCGGGACGAAGGTCTTGACAAACCGAGACCTTGTATTTTCCAAGGCGATGCACCCACAAGCACAGAGCCATTGGTTTGAGGCTTCCAAAGCGCAGAACCTGGATAAATGGATACGCATTGCAGAAAAGGCGGTGGAAAAATTTGGACAAAGTTAAAAAAACCGTATCGGCAGCGGAAGAGGACAAGGTATCTCGCAAGCTGCTGGTTTGGCTGAACACATATCCGGATTTGCCGGTGGATTTGATTCGATTTGAGTCCCTGCCCGCCGACACCTCTGCAATGGCCATTTCGACCATCCAGGCGTCCTATATCGTTAAACGATATGTTTTAGGGGGCTACCAAGCGGAATACCAATTCAAAATCATTTACCGGGTTAAGCCGGGCAACAGCATGGACAAACGGCTCAAGGCTGACGAACTGTTAAACGCTATCGGAGATTGGGCGACCGGAAAGCGCCCTGACATTGGTACGGGGAAACGCGTTGTAAGCCTGGAGCCTACTACGCGATCTTCTTTGTTCGCTGTGTATGAAAACGGCGACGAAGATCATCAAATCTTAATGAAAATGAATTACGAGGTGAATACATAATGGCAGATTTGACTTTTACCACACCGGAAGGCCAGACCATTGACCGGGAACTGCTGATCGCATACCTCAACACGGGGACCAAGGAAAGCCCTGTTTGGAGCGCTATCGGCAAGCGGGTGGAGGACACCAGCGAGGAAATGGACTGGGGCCAGGAGAGCAAGCAGGATGTGCTGGGGAACACATTCACAACCATGAAAAAGCCCGTTATTACACAAACCTTTGACCCCATCCCCTTGGATGCTGGTGATGCAGCAGCCGTGAAGATGTGGAATTTGGCCGTAAAAGACCACGATGCGCAGGCGCTGGCCAACCAGGACATGATGATCGGGCATTTTTACGCCACCAGCGGCGATGCGAAGTTTGCCGAGCGCTATGATTCCTGCGCCATTGCCGTGACCTCCATCGGCGGTGAGGGCGGCGGTACCCTGAACATCGCAAGCGAGATCACATACGGCGGCAATCGCACCCTGGGCACTGTGAATAAGGGCAGCAGCGGCGCTATTGAATTTACCGCAGCCTAAGCAGATCGGGGCGGGTGCTTCTGCCCGCCCCACTATCGAAAACGGAGGACGCTATGAGCGAAAATATTATCAAAATTGATACCGGCGTAGTCACTAAAACTTTTTTGACTACCGACGGGAAAGAATGCGAATTTGCGTTTAACCCGCTGGATATGGGCCTGTCTCGCCGGCTTTTTTCCGCGTTTGAAAAACTCGACAAAATGAACGAGGGTTATAAGGACGAAGTGCAAAAAAACGCCGATAAAAAGGAAATTTTTGACATTGGCCAAAAGATGGACCTGGAAATGCGGGAGATCATCAACGGAGAAGTATTCGGATTTGATATCTGCACCCCGCTTTTTGGTGAGCTGAATCTTTACGCGCTGGCCAACGGATTCCCCATTTGGGCAAATTTGCTTTTTGCGCTGGTGGACGAAATGGATACTGCGTATGCCCGGGAGCAGAAGCTTACCAACCCGCGCATTAGCAAGTACACCAAGAAGTACCACAAATGAGATACAGCCTGCCAAAATCCGTGGAGCTGGGCGGGAAGCAATACGCTATTCGGTCTGATTACCGGGACATTTTGGACATTTTGGAAATGCTTTCTGATTCGGAGCTGGACAGCGCCGATAAGGCAGAGGCAGTGATGGAAATGTTTTACCCGGATTACGAGGATATCCCATACACGGAATACGAGAACGCGGTGCGGCAATGCATATCCTTTATAAATTGCGGCGAGGAAGAATGCCGGGATGAAAAGCGCCCCAAGCTCATGGATTGGCAGCAGGATTTCCCGATGATTGCAAGCCCCATAAATCGCGTGCTTGGCACGGAAATCCGCTCCATTGAATATCTGCACTGGTGGACATTTATAGCCGCATACCAAGAAATAGGTGATTGCACCTTTGCCCAAGTGGTAAGCATCCGAAAAAAGAAAACCAAAAATCAAAAGCTGGATAAATCCGATCAGGAATTTTACAAGCAGAATAAGCATCTTGTGGATTTCAAGCGCAGATATTCCGAGCAGGACGAAAATATTATCAAACAATGGGTATAAAAATCCGCCCTCTTGCGAGGGCGGATGGACGCATTTTTACTTTTTCAGGTCAGCATCAATGCTGAACATTTTTGCTGTGAAACTAATTTTGTACTGACTGCCTTTGGTAACAAGGAATGTGAGTTCATTGCTCCTAACAACTCCTCGCTCAAACCTAACGGTATGTTCTCCTGGCACCAGGTGGAACTGGACAATATTATCCAAATCAAACGCTTTTCGTTCCCCATCAACAATCAATATTGTTTTTGACTCTCCACACTTCCTCGCACCCATTCGTACCACGGTAACATTTTGAGCGAAGCTCGCCTGGTTTTCCGGGTCAGACAGTTTCCTCAAAATCTCAGAACGCTTTTTCTCAAAGACATCATCTGGTAAGGCTCCGGATTCATGAAGATCGTGGATTTTTTGCAAGGTATCCAGCATCGCGGTATCCGTTTCCGGTGCGGCGGAAGTACTATCCTTGGACTGGTTTGCAATATCCATCAGTTTATCGAACAACAACTTCTGTTCGCGTTGTTTTCGCTTACTTTCGCCTGGCGAGATGGGGGCGCACTCAATTACATCGGATGAACCGTCTTCGTACTCAACCCAAAAACTGTATAGCGTATAGTTTACTGTAGTAAAAATGAGCGTATCCCGTGCCTCTCGCACTCCAAGTAGCTTTGCGCGTTTTATCAATTTCTCTTTTTTTGACAAATGTAATGCCCCTCCCAACAACAAAATTTTAGCGTATTATATCATACGCACAGCACCTTTGCAAGTAAAAGAAAAAATGGTGGTGATTTAATGGCAGATGGATCTATTATCATCAATACGGAAATTGATTCCAAGCAGGCGCAAAAAGAGCTCAATACACTTACGAGGAAAATTTCTGCTTTATCTGAAAAACTAAATGATCTGGAAAGAGAAAAGCTCCCGCTGGTAGAGCAGTCGGCACAGCTCGGCGCAAATCTCGATGCGGCAAAAGCAACTCTTGAACATATGAAAAGCGGAGCGGAATTTTTTACATCCGACTCTATTGCAAACCAGCAAGCACAAGTGAACGCCATGCAGAAAGAGTTTGATTCGGCGGCGTTAAAGGTGGAAACGATCAATGCAAAAATCAACAAAACCGCTGCGTCTCTTGACAATGCAAAGAGAAAGGCGGGAGAACTCAGTGGGCAGCTTGCTGGAGCAAAAAATGGCACAAGAGAGTTGTCCCCCGCTGCAGAGGAAGCCGGGAAGCGATTCACAAAGCTTGGAAACCGAATCAAGGGGCTTGCAAGGCGCGTGTTTGTTTTTACGCTCATTACAACTGCACTGCGCAAAATCAGGGAGTATATGTGGTCGGCGATCCAGACAAACACCGATGCAATGGCGGCGGTTGCCAAGCTTAAAGGTGCGCTGCGTACACTGGCCCAGCCGATTGTAAACATCGTTATCCCGGCGTTTACGCTACTCGCAAATGTGCTTACAACGGTGGTAAATACAGCTGCTCGGCTGCTATCTGCACTGTTTGGAAACACTCTTGCATCTTCTCAGAAAGCGGCTGAAAGCCTTTATGACCAGCAGAAAGCGATTGATGGTGTTGGTTCTGCCGCAAAGAAAGCCAGTAAATATTTGGCACCTTTCGATGAGCTGAACACAATGAACGGAGATTCCGATAGCTCGGGAGGGGCAAGTGCAAGCGGTGGAATCGCACCGGATTTCACAAGCACAGTCAGCAGCGGATTGGCTGCCGTTGCAACCTTGTTTACCGGAATTGCCCTTCTTGCATTGGGCGCAGTGTTGACTTTTTCTGGCGCAAATATACCGATTGGCATTGCTCTGATGGTTGCTGGTGCGTTGGCGGTATATGGTGCCGCCTCCGAAAATTGGGGTCTTATTGCAGAAACTTTGCAAGGATCACTTGCGGTTATAGTGACTATTGTAGCCGGAGCTTTGCTTGCTCTTGGCATAATCCTTGTTATGACAAGCGCAAACATCCCGCTTGGAATTGGCATGATTATAGCTGGCTCTGCATCTTTGGCCGCCGTTGTTGCCGTCAACTGGGATACCATAACAAGGTTTATAAGTGACAACATAGATGTAATTGCCGGTATTGTTGGAGCCGCCTTCCTTGTACTTGGCGCCATACTTGCTCTTTCAAGCGCAAATATTCCGCTCGGAGTAGGATTGCTTTTGGTTGGTGCTGCATCTTTGGCGGCATCTGCAACCATTAATTGGGAAGCAATCCAAAACGCAATGAAAGGGCCTATTGGCGCAGTAACTGCAATTTTGAGCGGTGCGTTGCTTGTGCTTGGCGGCGCATTGCTGTTTACTTTTGCAAATGTCCCTCTTGGGCTTGGGCTTATGGCTGCTGGAGCGGTTGGGCTTGCGACGGCGATTGTTCCAAATTGGGACAGTATTACGAAGGCGCTGCAAGGGCCGCTCGGCAAAACTCTTGCTATGATCGGCGGTTTTCTTGTTGTACTCGGGATTATTCTTATTTTTACGGGCGTAGGAATACCCTTGGGCATCGGGATGTTGCTTGCCGGTGGCGTTAGTTTGGCGGCGGCAATCGCGCCCAATTGGAATTTCATCATAGACAAAATCAAGTACGTTTGGCAAAAAATCAAAGAATTCTGGAACTCTTATATCGCCCCTGTATTCACTGCGGCCTGGTGGCAGAACCTCGGGAAAAACATCATGAACGGTTTGATCTCGGGTATTGAACGGGGCATAAACTGGGTGCTGGGCGGCGTAAGCGATATGGTAAATGGCATCACGGGTATCTTGAACAAGATTCCCGGTGTGAACATTGGACGGGTCAATTGGGGAAATGTCCACATTCCTCGCCTGGCCCAGGGCGCGGTGATCCCAGCAAACCGGGAATTTTTGGCCGTTTTGGGCGACCAGAAGCGCGGCACAAACATCGAGGCACCCGCCGATTTGATCCGCCAGATTGTCCGGGAGGAAGTCAAAAACAGCGGCGGCGTAGGAAATCATATCACAATCGTGCTGGACAGCGTTAACGGGAAGAAAATATTTGACACTGTTGTGAAGGAAAACAATGCCGTGGTGCGTGCCACCGGCGCAAGCCCGCTGGTGGTGTAAGGAGCAGTAATGGATGTATTGAAAGTTACCAAAAATGCCGGGACGGTCGTTGTTCTGCCTGCTCCCGCCGAGATAAAATGGAGCATTTCTGACCTGGACGGCGACGGCAGCGGGAGGAACCAAAACGGGGACCTGTTCCGGGACCGCGTGGCGGTAAAGCGAAAGATCGAGTGCTCCTGGCTCCCAATGAGTGCCGCAAAAATGGCAACGCTTTTGTCAGCCGTCAGCGATCCGTTTTTCAAGCTTACATACCCAGATGCGCTTACGGGGACAAATAGAACGATCACCTGCTATGTTGGTGATCGTTCTGCGCCCATTTTGCGCCCGGAGGCGGATGGAACATGGTTATGGGGCGAAATGTCCATGAATTTCATCGAGAGGTGAGCCATGCATACTGTAACAGACGCATTTAACGCCGCGTGTTCTGCGCCGGGGCGGGAGATCACAAGCAAAATACTGTTTAACGGCACGACAGAGCTGGCCGCCTCCGAGGTGCAGGAAATCAGCATAACAGAGCAGTTCGGCTCCTCGGACGGCGTGACCATCGGTGCGGCGTTTTCTTCCAGTTGCAAGGTGACGATGTACAAGCAGGACAATCTCCCGCTGAACGGTGCATTTTTTATTCCATCTGTTGGAATCATGGTGGGCGGCAAAGCCCAGTATGTCCAAAAGGGCAAATATTACATCCCCACGGACGGCGTAGAAGAAAGCGGGAAGTTGTGGGTAACTATCACCGGATATGACCGCATGGCCAGTCTGACGGATGATTATGTGCCTACCATTGATTTCCCCGCCACTCCTGTGCAGATTCTCACAGATGTATGTACGCAAGGAAATGTCACTGCGCCCTCGGTAGCTTTGCCGGATATTCAAATTTCTGCACCCTACACAGGGTCACTGCGTCAGCAGCTCGGATGGTTGGCGGGGCTGATCGGATGCAATGCGAAATTTGATTCCGACGGCGAACTAAAATTCTGCTGGTACTCTGATAGTATTTCTGTTGGGCCGGAGGTGCAGTATCAGGGAGGACTTAGCAAATCCGCAGATTCCCCGTTTACCATACAAAGCCTTGTCACGGGAACGGAAGAAAACCCCATCACGGTCGGGACGGGTGTTGGAATTTCGGCTACAAACCCGTATATTACCGAAGCTGTGGCGGCTACTGTTTTTGAGAAAATTGGAAACAAGGCAATGATGCCGTGTAAGGTGCAATGGCGGGGAGACCCCTCTACGGAAGCAGGTGACATATTGCACGTTACAGATGTGACCGGCCCAGCCAGCACATTCCCCGTGTACATTATGGAACAGGAACTGCGCATAAAGGGCGGAATGGTGGCGAATACGACCTGCTATGCGCCGCAGGACAAGCAGTATGTCGTAGAAAGCCCGATTATACAGCAAGTGAAGCGGGAATATTCCGGCCTTGCCAAAGCCATGCAGGATGCCACAGAAAGGATTATAGGAGCGAAAGGCGGATACTGGGAAGTCACGCTGGATGATGATGGATTCCCCACCGGGTGGATGGTTCGAGACACGCCCACTATGGAAGATAATACAAGGCTGTGGATTATGAACATCAACGGCCTGGGGTATTCCAAAGACGGCGGGAAAACCATTTCTGGCGTTGCGCTTACGATGGACGGAGCAGTAAACGCAGACACAATTACGGCTGGGCAAATGTCCGCAGAGCGTGTAACGATCAATGGGCAAACGCTTTCTGATTTCATTGATGCAAGCATTGATGAAGATGGGCACCCTGTACTTCGCATTGGATCCTCTGCATCGGAGATTGTTTTGAAGGAATACAACGACAAGATTGGGTTTTATGACGCAAGCGGCACACTGTTAGCGTACTGGAATAACAACAGCTTTGAACTGGTAGAGCTATCGAAGTTCCGCCTCGGTCCGATGTCTATCGTTGTGCAGCCGAATCAATCCATAAGTTTCGTGGGGGTGACGTGATGCCGAGTATCTACGGAAGCAAATCTAAGGGATGGCAGCTACGCCTTGACTATACAGTCAAGAGCCAGAGCATCGAAAATAACACCAGTGCGCTTGATTTAACCTTGTATGTGTATGACGGTACCGGGTACTCACAAAATGAGTCTGCGAACGAAGCGTATTACATTCTGCAAGGTACAAAAACTTGGAATCCGTACAATTATCCATCTACCGGTTGGTATAAACTGGGCGTAAAGTCTATCACTGTCACACATAGTGGCGACGGAACCGGGAAAGTCACGCTTTCCGGCGAATGGGACTGCGGCTTTGATTCGGCCTACACACCAAGGCATTTGACCGTCTCCGGTAGCGTTACACTACCAACAATTCCAAGAGCATCTTCCGTGTCTGCCACAAATGGCACAATGGGCGGTAATGTAGCAATTACCATCACACGGAAAAATTCCGCCTTTACACATAAGTTGTCCTATAACGCCGGAAGCGGGTATGTCTCTATTGCAACTGGTGTAGCCACATCTTACACGTGGGCAAGCCCTGACAGCATGATAGATGCTACCACGAATGCTTCTTCCCGCACGGTGACGATAAAATGCGAGACCTACAACGGAAGCAGCAAGATAGGTGAAAGCACGACAACCTGTGTCCTCACTGTGCCGGAATCCCTCGTTCCATCTTTAAGCGTGGTGCTTTCCGATGCCGCTGGGTATCAGCCGACATATGGATGGGTACAAAACAAGAGCCAGCTAAAAGCCGTTGCCACAACTGGCGGAGTAAGGGGAAGTACCATTGTAGGTACTGTCATGAAAATTGGCAATGAAAATGCCAATCTGAATACAGGGAATCTGCTTACAAAAAGCGGCTCTGTTGTGGTGACGGTAACTACGACAGATTCTCGTGGCAGAAACAAGACGGTTACAAACACTATTACTGTACAGCAGTATGCTGGACCGTCTATTGCAAATCTCACATACGCAAGAGGTTCCTATACAGGCGGCGTGTGGACAGAAAACAATACCGGCGCAGACATTAAGGTGATGTTTGATCTCACCATTTCTCTGAGTAATAACACCGCCAGCATCTCTTTGAAGATCGATGATGAGAATAGGCAAACCCTTTCTGCGCAAAGCTCCGGCTCAAAGGTTGTTTACATCGCCGGTGTCGGAACAGATACGACCAGAAAACTGACGGTAGTCGCCACGGACGCTTTTTCAAGCAGTTTTACCAAAGAAATGGATGTGGCGACAGTTGAAGTCCCGTTAAATATCAACTTCAACTTGCCGGGAGCGTGTTTTGGCGGGGTAGCAGAAAAAGGGAAAACGGTGCAATTCAAGTGGCCTATCTACGCCGAAAATACCGTGGAGCTGAACGGGGAATTGATTTTATCTGATTCCGCAGCGGGAAAACTTCGGCAAGCGATGGGCATCCAAGACTACATCATTGAGCAAGGCGTAAGTGGCAACTGGACGTACTACAAGTACGCCTCCGGTTATGCAGACTTGTGGTGGCGTGGTACAGTGACGCCCACCAGCTACACTACATTTGGCAGCGCCGCATACACAAATACGATTTCCCTGTCAATGCCCTTCGGGGTGACGGGGAACGTGGTAATCACCGGCAGTGCGTCTGATCTGCACACAATCTGCAATACGGATTGGAGCTATGCTTCAAAAACCTTGTCCTTCCGCATGACCCGTGGGGCGAGCATGACACCAACAAATGAAACCGTATCGCTGCGGGTGACTGGCAAGTGGAAAGCATAAAACATATAAGGAGATACCGCATGACAGAAACTATCATTGTTGCACTTATCACCGGCGGCCTGTCGCTGCTGGGGGTAATCATCACAAGCAGCAAGACCACCCGTGATGTGCAGGCCAAATTGGACACGCAGCAGGCCGTCACCGACACCAAACTGGACGAGCTGACACGGGAAGTCCGGGAGCATAACAACTTCGCCCGACGCGTTCCAGTGCTGGAGGAGCAGATCAAGGTAATCAACCACCGGCTGGCCGATCTGGAGCAGACGGCCAACCACTGAGCATCGCAAATCTAAAGTATGAGGAGGGATATGTATGTATCGAGGTACAACCCCCACGCTGACATTTCGACTGCCCATTGACACGGGGAGCATCACAGTGCTGTCCGTTGCCGTGGCCCAGGCCGGGCAGGTTAAAATCGAAAAAGCATTGTCGGATGTACAGCTGGACGGGAATGTTGTCTCATGCACACTGACGGAAGCCGAGACCCTGTCGCTTACTGCCGGGAGAGGCATTGACGCAAAGATACAGCTCCGGGTGGGCGTAGGCGGTCAGCGCATGGCATCTCAGGTATTCGAAGTGCCCGTGGAGCGTATTCTCCGGGATGGTGCGCTATGACCGAGTTTGCGGTAACTTTTTCTCCCGGCGCTGACCTGGAGGTCAACATGGGGCAGGTGATGGAGGTGTATGCCACCGAGGAGCGGACGGTGGAGCTGTCTATGCCCTCCGGCAATCAGGTCATCCTGCCCACCAGCAGCAAAGGCATGCGTAAGGTGACGATTCAAAAACCGGACACCCTTTTGGCCGAGAACATCAAGAAGGATGTTGTGATCGGCGGCGTGACCGGCGCCCTTGAGGCACCACCGACAGGCCCTTATATAGCGTATACGTCCCTCGACAGTTCTGGTAGAGTGTTTACTGCTAAATTTCGAGGAACCATTGTTCCAGAGTATGCATTCGCTTATTTGGCGGAATTGACATCAGTAGATATGCCAGACAATGTAATTGCAATTAGTGATAATGGTTTTTATCGCTGCCCAAAGCTATCATTGACAAGTCTCCCACCCGGAATTACCTCACTCGGAGATTTTGCATTCTCTGATTGTTCAAAGCTAGCGTTAACAAGCCTCCCTTCTGGAATCACCTCAATAGGAGAACAGGCATTTAGGGATTGCTTTAGTCTCGCATTGACAGGTCTTCCTTCTAGAATTACCTCAATCGGAGATTACACATTTAGGAATTGTTCAAAGATGGTACTAACAAGTCTCCCTTCTGGACTTACCTCAATCGGAGATTTTGCGTTTCTAAATTGTTACCAACTATCATTGACGGCCCTACCCTCTGGACTTACCTCAATCGGACAGTATACATTCAACAATTGCCCAAGGCTCGCATTGACGGCCCTACCCCCTGGGATTACATCATTACCAACAGCCGCATTTCAGTACTGCCCAAAATTAGAATTGACGACCTTCCCGTCTGGAATGACCTCGATTGGAGCTTATGCATTTAAGCAGGGTACAGGTCTCGCATCAATAACCCTTCCCCCCGCACTCACTTCAATCGGAGATTTTGCATTTGCCAATTGTACTGGGTTAGAAACGGTTAAATTTACGAGCACGGTATCCTCAATCCCAAATGGAGTATTTTCAGGATGCACAAAACTGTCTACCATTTATGTTCCGTGGTCGCAGGGGCAAGTAGCAAATGCGCCTTGGGGTGCGAGCAATGCCACCATCGTTTACGATTATTCTGGGGAGTAAACAAAGACTTATCAACATTTTTTGTGTGCCCGAATCGGGCACGGAAAGGAGAAATTATGGAAACTTTTGGCATCGCAAGCGTGGCGGTTATCACCGTCATCACCTACCTCGTGGGGCTGGTGGGCAAAGCCAGCAGTATGAACGACAAGTGGATCCCCATCCTGTGCGGGGTCTGCGGCGGTCTGCTGGGGGCTGTCAGCTACTATCTGGCCCCAATCCCGGACTTCCCGGCGGGCGATCCCATCACCGCCATTGCCGTGGGTATCGTCAGCGGTCTGGCAGCCACCGGCATCAATCAGGCTGTCAAGCAGCTCAGTAAGGGGGAGTGAGATATGGGCAAGCGCATCACTGCCGCATATCCCATCGCCAAGGCGGGCGGTATCCCCATCAACACCAGCATCCCGGCCAGCAAGGAGACCTATGACCGGCTGGGCGGGCGGGACGTGGCCTTTGTGGTGCTGCACTACACGGGCAACGTCAGCGACACCGCCGAGGCCAACTGCAAGTATTTCGCAGGCGGCGACCGGGAGGCCAGCGCACACTACTTCGTGGATGAGGACAGTATTTACCAGTCCGTACCGGCCTGTGACCGGGCGTGGGCGGTAGGCTCTTCTGATCCGGTACATCCTCTCTGCCGCAACACCAACAGTATCTCTATCGAGATGTGCTGCTCCGGGAACTACCATGTTTCCGAGCGCACCAAGGCCAACGCTGCGGCACTGACGGCGGAGCTGTGCAAGCTGCTGGGCATCTCCGGCGTGGACACCTACGTCCTGCGGCACTACGACGTGACCGGGAAGTCCTGCCCCCGGCAAATGGCAGGGAAGAACAATGCGGAGTGGCAGGCGTTCAAGGCCAGCGTCAAGGCGCTGCTGAACGAGCAGCCAAAGCCCGCACCCGCACCGACGACGAAGGAGGAGACGATCAACATGGAACTGCGTATGCTGCGCCGTGGCATGGAGGGAAACGATGTCCGGGCCGCCATGCTGCTGATGAAGGACAAGGGCTATTACCCGGATGAAATTTGGAGCGGCGACAAGCTCTTTGGCCCCAAGATGGAGACCGGTCTGCGCCGGATGCAGGCAGACCACGACCTCGGCGTGGATGGCATCTTGGGCTCCAATAGCTGGAATTTCCTGCTGAAATAAGTGGTAAAATAAATCCACTGGAGGGCGCAGAGGACACCGCTACGCCGGCCTCACGCCCGTGCTAAACATCCGCACCTCCACGGCACACCGTGGGAAATGATAGATCAGCACAAAAGGATCCGCAAAAAACTATCCACTATGGCACCATGCCGCGCCACAGAAACAATCCGTGCGGTAGGGCTACCGGAAGACGAGGAAACCTGTGTAATTGACGTGGACGTTTTTGGCCGCACCTGTGTACAGACGGCGGCAAAACTACATATCAGCGTAGATGGATTTTACAAATTGCGCCGCCGCGCATACCAAAAACTGGCGGATGCATTCGATTCCTAAAAGTAGCCGCGCCCTTTTTGGGTGCGGCTATTTTTCGTTTTTGCACACAATTGGTGTACACTGTAACTACATTATTGCAGAATCAAGGCAGAATCCGGGCAGTTTATTTGCCCGGATTTCTTTTATTATAGAGGCAAGGAGGCGGGAATATGTACGAGCGCTTAATCAAATGCGGGTTTACCGCGCAAATGGCGCAGGATATTTGCATTCTGTACGCAGACGATCCCCAGGGGCTTTTAGCGTATGTGGAAATTGCTGAAAGCCTATATAGGGGTTGCAATCATGTATAAATATTTTAATCCAAATCCCTGCGGGAAAAACGTGTCCGATTGCACTGTCCGTGCGATCTGTAAGGCCACGGGAAAGGATTGGGGCGAGGTTTATCTCCGGCTGTGCATGCGTGGCTACTTGGACGGTGATTTACCCAATGCAAACGCCTGTTGGGGCGCGTATCTGCGGTCCTTAGGCTACCGGAAATACATCATACCGGACACTTGCCCGGACTGTTACACGGTCGGCAGGTTTGCCGATGAGCACCCGCGCGGGACATATATTCTCGCCCTCTCTGGGCATGTAGTGTGCGTTCAGGACGGGATCATCTATGACAGCTGGAACAGCGAGAACGAAATCCCGCTTTATTTCTGGGACAAAGAAACGGAGGAATGAACATGGCATATCCCTATTTCAACCCCTATTATCCGCAGCCGATGCCGGACAACCTCATGCAGATGCGGCAGATGCAGCAGCCACAGATGCAGCCCATGCAGCAGCCTATGTCGCAGCCAGTGCAACAGAACCCCATCGCACAAGGCGGCGTACAGTGGGTAAGCGGCGAGCAGGAGGCAAGAGGTTATCTCATCGCGCCCAACTCTGCCGTAGCACTGTGGGATTCCACCGCCCCCACCGTTTACCTCAAGCAGGCAGACGCAAGCGGGAAACCGACGCTTAAAATTTACGACCTTGTAGAGCGCGCAGAAACGCCACGCACAGCGGCGCAGGAAAAGGGCGTGGAATTTGTCACCCGCAAAGAGTTTGACGCTCTGGCAGCGCTTGTGGGCGAAATAAAGGGCAAGAAAAAGCGCAAGGTAGAGGAGGACGAGGACGATGACTAACCCGTTCATGGCCGCGCTGGGCGGCGGGCAGGGGCCTATTGGGAACTTTGCCCAGATGGTTCAGCAGTTCAACCAGTTCAAAGCAAATTTCAAGGGCGACCCCAAAGCCGAGGTCGAAAAGCTCTTGCAGAGTGGTAGGCTAAACCAGCAGCAGCTTAATCAGCTACAGCAGATGGCGAAGCAGTTTCAAAGCCTGATGCAGTAATCATCAACATAAATCAACATCGTGGCCACGATTTGATGAATAAAAATTTTTCAAAGGAGTGATACTATGTCTCTTTCTGACGGCGGCGTTCAGGCCACTATGCCTGTTGCGCCTACCGGCATGATGAACAGCGGCTTTGGCGGCTTCGGCGGCGATGGCGCGTGGTGGATCATCATTCTTTTCCTGTTTGTGTTCTGCGGCTGGGGCGGCAACGGCTGGGGAAACAACGCCGGCAATTCCGGCGGCGTGGTCGACGGCTATGTGCTGACCTCTGATTTTGCCAATGTCGAGCGCAAGATCGACAGTGTAAATCAGGGCCTTTGCGACGGATTTTACCAGCAGGCGCAGCTTGTCAATGGCACCAACATGGCGATGGCAAACGGCTTTGCACAGGCCGAGCTTTCCCGCAGCAACCAGCAGGCGGCGCTGATGCAGCAACTCAACGCCATGCAGATGCAGGCCGCTAATTGCTGCTGCGAAAACCGTGCAGCTATCGCCCAGGTGCGCTACGACATGGCGACGCAGGCGTGCGACACGCGCAACACCGTGCAGAACGCCACGCGCGACATCATTGACGCGAACAACCAGAACAGCCGCGCCATCCTCGACTTCCTGACGCAAAGCAAGCTGTCCGACCTCCAGACCGAGAATCAGAATCTGAAGCTGGCGGCATCTCAGGCCGCGCAGAACAACTATCTGATCTCGCAGCTGCGTCCGTGCCCTTCGCCTGCCTACATTACTTGTAACCCGTGGGCAGGCAGCGGTTACGGCGGCTGCGGATGCAATCAGGGCTGCGGCTGCTGACAACTGCATAGCATAGCTTTTTGCCGACAACGGCGAAATGGTCGGCCCCGTGCCGATACTACGATAACGCGGCGGGGCAATCGCTCCGCCGCTGTATTTTTAGAAAGGAGTTTTCCATGCCTGAATACACTGCTGTTGCTGCACAGACCGTAGCGGCAAATCAGAACGTGCTTTTTACCGAGGCGCCGATCCCCTGCACAAAGGGCCTTGTGACCCATCGCGTAGGCTCTGGCCTGTTTAATCTCCGGGGTAACTGCTCCCAGTGCCGCGTCCGCTACAAGGTGGACTTTATCGGCAATATTGCCGTAAGCGCCGGCGGGACCCCCGGCCCCATCTCCGTTGCCATTGCGGTTGACGGTGAACCTCTGCCGTCCTCCGTTGCGACGGTGACGCCCACAGCGGCGGAGGCGTTTTTCAATGTGGCGGCATCCGAGTACGTTGACGTTACAAAGGGCTGCTGCGCGTCGCTGTCCATCCGCAACGTTAGTGGCGAGGACATTGACGTGAGAAACGCAAACCTTATCATTACAAGAGTTTGCTGAGAAAGGAGAATGAACAATGGGTATGAAATCTATGTATGACCTGCGCGATATGCTCTGCAAGGAGCTGGACGAGATTACCCGCAAGGGAGAACTTGGTGCGGGTGACCTCGACATCGTGCACAAGCTGACCGACACCATCAAAAACATTGACAAGATCGAGATGCTGGAGGATGACGGCTATTCCCAGCGCCGATATTCCCAGGCCGGTGACTGGGAGGCGGACATGCGCGGAACCTATGGTAAAGGCAGCTCTTATGCCCGCCGGGGCACCCATTATGTCCGCGGCCATTATTCCCGGGACGGTGCCCGGGACGATATGAAGCGCCAGTTGCAGGAGATGCTGGACAACGCCGACGACGAAAGCATCCGCAGAGCCATCCAGCGCTGCATGGACACGATCGAGGACTAAAGGGGGTGCACCCCTATGGTCGACGAGAATGAGGTCAAGCGCTGGATAGCTCGACTTGAAACAGAAGAATCGAGCTGGACAAACTATGAGAAACTGGCGGCGCTCTACATTATCCGTAACGAGCACGGCGGGGAGCAACTGCAGGCGAAAGCTCCCCCAATGCTGTATTCTGCAGAGCCTGCGCCGGCCAAGAAAATAAAACCCTCCGGCAGTGAATTTTTGAAAGCGGTCGGGAATGTAGCGCAGGATAGGGCGTGGGAAGTTATGGACGAGCTTATGGACACACTTAAAATCGTCAATGAGAAAGCTTATAACAGCGTCCTAAAAAAACTAACCTAAATCGCTACTACTAACACGTTACTAACAAAGTTAATCTTGGCGAAAATAAAAAAGTCCGGGAACCCTTGAGATTCCTGGACTTTTTTGGTGGAGACTGCTGGACTCGAACCAGTGACCTCCTGCGTGTGAATTATAATCGTTTTGAATATATAGGCACAAAAGTTAATAAGAATAACAATATTTGTTGCGATTTTGCAACTTTTCGCAGAGCAATTTTGCAAGGGCTTGCCTTGGCTCCCGTCGGTAACTAACAAACTACTAACAAATTTTCGCCTTTTTAACGGCCTGCACCAATTCCTCCGCTGATGTATGGACGTATATATTTGCGGTAGTGGAGTAGTTGGCGTGGCCGAGGATCCTCTGTAGCGTTTCCGGAGCAATCCCCGCTTTTCTCGCCCAGCTCGCATAGGTGTGCCGGGTGGAGTGCGGCGTTTTGCGCTGGATTTTTAATTTTTCCAAAAGCGGGTAATAATCCCGTCGGCGGAAGTTTGCTGGGATTTTTTCCCCAGCATAGCCGGATATGAGCAGTGGGCCAGTAGCCTTATTTGCAAAATAGGCAAAGTATGGGATCCCTTCGGGGCGGATTGGGATGATCCTGTTTCGCCCAGCCTCCGTCTTTTCACCGCCGACCACATAATCTTTGTGATAATCTTTAGCCGGTAGGGAAAACAATTCCCCTATGCGCATTCCTGTGTAAATCAGCATGAGGATAATTTTTGCGGTGTCGCTGCCGTCCGCTTCCAGCTTGCTTATTTCAGCATCGGTAAATGTTTCTTTTTCTTTTTTTGTGTTTTCGGGGAGCTGGACGAATTTTGCAAAATTTGTTGTGATGATCTCCTCGCGCATGGCCCATGTGGACATCTGCGTTATGAGTTGCTTATACTTGGACACAGTGCTATGGGATTTATGCATATGGGCATCCAGTACGCCCTGGAAATCCGCCGTTTTTAAGTCCCGGAACTTCCGGTCGTGCAGCGGCGCAAAAATTTTAAATGCGCCGTCATAGCCTTCTATACCGTTTGGCCCTATTTTTTTGTAATGCTCCTCTTTCCAAGCGTCAAACACCTGGGCAAAGGTCATGTTGTACCGCTCCGTTAAATCCTTGCCTGCAAGACGTTCCAGCGCCGCTATAGCATCTTTTTTGGTGGGGTAATATCCTATAATGATTTTTTGCTTTGCAGCCACCCAGGGCCTGCGTCGGCGCCCGGCGAGCTTATACACTGTCCCGGTTCCGTTGGCCCTCCTCATTGCTTTTCCCATTTTTATCCTCCTACCCTATATTTTTATCAGTTTGATGGTGCCTGTAACATCGCAGCGCATTAATCAGCGAAGCAATGATTACACCGACGCCCACCGCAAGCAGAGCAAATAGCATCCAGCCGATTGATGTAATCTGCCCGTTGCGGATAAGCCCTGTGTGCGGGACGCTTGAATCAAACGCCAAATATCCAAATATTATGGATACGGCAATTGACAGCGAAAACGCCAGGATATACACCCAAATTTGCAATACGCGCTCCTTTTTTTCGTGCTTTGCCACTGATCCGGTCAGCTGCTCCATGCCGCCCTCCAAGTGCGCAATGCGTAGGGCTGCGCTATGCTTTGCATCTGCATCGGCCATTGCTCTGTGTGCCTCTGCCAGCTGCTCCTCCGTGGTTGGTCTCTTTACGATACCAAAATACTCATCTATAGACACACCGAGTGCGGCGCATATAAGCCCCATCTTGTATAGGCTTGGATCCTTTGAAGCCGCAGAAAAGTAATTGCTGATCGTGGACGATGACAGATCTGTTAAATCGGCTAAGTCTTGCGTGGTAAGATGCTGGTACTCCTTTGCCTCTCTGCAAATATCCTGCAAAGTTTTTTCCATTTCTTCCCCTCCTGCCTTATTTTGGGCAAACCTCTCCGTTTGTTTTTACCGGCTAATCGCATATTATCCGGTTTTTGGATTGACTTGCCAAACAACAAACTGATACTGTGGGTATGCGGCCAAGAGCCAGTGACGGCGATAGGCGGCAAAAAATCCCCACCGTCCGGTGCGGGGGCGGTGGGGACTATATGAAATAATTTTCTATGGCGTTCACTTAATCCCCAATAGCTTGCCGACTTTTCTTTGCCGCCCCGCCTTTGTTGTAGGAATTCCCGTTGCTTTTGCAATCTTGCGTTTTGCGCTGGTAATTCCAAGCGCACGTTTCCAGCTAAATGAAAGCCCTGGTATTTTAAAGGAAGATTTTTTAGCCATTTCTAATTATGCTCCTTCTTAAAAAATTTTTTGTATTGTTGCCCTAAACTGTGCAACAAATGCCATATTTTGACTATAGGTAGATAAACCGAAAGGAGAAATAATGTGGATTGGAAGCAGAAAAATATAAAGATGGAAATTTTAAGCTGTGAAACGAAAAATAAATGTGATATAATAAAGAATGCAGAGCATATTGCGTTACTTTCTGAGGCGATTTCTTTGGCGAGTAAAATGACCCGCGATCAGTTTGATAAAATTATGGAGGCGATAAAATGAAAATTTGGGCTATCAGTAAAGAAAACGGCTACGAGCGCGAAATCGGCCTTGAGCTGGACGGCGTTGACCGCGAAACAGCCATCAATGAGCTTTACAAAATTGCCAGGAATCTTTTTGCCGGTGAACTTGATATGTTTTGGAAAGAGGGAGAGCAGGGCAAGGCTACCTTTTAAAGCTACGCTTTACGCTTGCACTCAATTACGGCTTGCAGCTGGTCGGATACTGCTGTGCGATTTGGGCATTCCTTCACGATTAAACGGCTGAGTTCGTCAACCTTTTCCGCTGTTTCTCCCGTGGCTTTTGCGCGATAAATGCCGACGGCGTTGGTAGCGGACTGAAAGTTTGCGGGAGCCGGATACTTTGCATATAAGGAAACGGCGGCAACCATCGCATCAAAATCGGAATCGCAAGCGGCCTCTTTCTCGTGCGCCCATATTGCCCGAAGCTTTTCGATTTCTGCTTTTGCTGTCCGCTTAGAAATGTAGACAGACACTCCGGCGGATGCCAAAACAGAAAAGGCGGAAACGCCGATTTCACCCCACGAAATACTCATAATTAATTCTCCAAAGCCCCGCGGGCGGCTTTGATAAAAATCCGCAGGGTTTCCTTATCCATTTTTTTCAAAAGCTCGACAGCTTCTTTCAAATCTTCATCTTTCATCCCGCCCTCGATCTCCTGATCGGGGGCTTTTTTTGCGCCCTGCGAAGCTGCGGGGGCGGCTACATCGTCCGGCATAATGTCCTCTACGGAAACGCCGAGATATTCGGCAATAGCGGGAAGGCGAACATTTGACGGCTTAGTTTTCCGCGTATTCCATTGGCTATAAATGCTATTTGATAGCCCTAATGCACGGCTTAAATCGGCTCCATTTTTGCCCTTTTTGCTCAAGTAAAAGTTTATTTTGTCTATAGCGTCCATTTGCACCTCGTGTATATTGTGCAGTTCGCCAAAACTAATAAAAACTAATAGAAAGTTGTTGACTTATAACTTCTAATTAGTTATAATAAGAATCGGCGGGAGGCAATACAAAACCAAGCCCCCCTGCACTTAGCGGACTGCGGAAAATATTAATGGTTGTTGGCACTCCCATAATACCACAGTTTGCTAAGTTGTCAAGTAAAACTTAGTTTTTGTTGATTGCGGAGAGGGAAAGCCGCCCTGATGCCGTAACATCGTGGCGGCGGCCGAGCACTTAGACCGGCGGTTGGACGATGCGGAGCCGGCTAAAGCTTTTGCACTTTTCCTCGCCGTATTCAACGGAAACTAAGCAAGAATCAAACTGGAGGTGACAGAATGAGTTTTCGCAGCGCTCGGGTGGCCGCTGGGCTAAGTGTCCGGCAGGTCATCGAGAAACTAAAGGTGACGGATGCGGCGGTTTACATGTGGGAGACCGGCACGCAGGCACCGAGAGCCAGCCGCTTGCCGGAGATCGCCGAGCTGTACGGCTGCACGGTGGACGAGCTGTTGAAGAAGGAGGATGACAAATGATCGAAACCATGACGCTGCACCAGGCATCGAAGTATCTTAGAGATAAAGGCTTGAGCCTTTGTTCTGACACTCTGGCCGACGGCCTGGAGCAGGGCGTGTACCCCTTCGGCGTGTGCATCCGCACCGACCGCAGCCGGGTATTTCAGATTTTCAAAAAGAAGCTGGATGCGTGGATCGCAGAGAGGGAGGAGTAAACATGACCAACCAAGAATACAGGGCGCTGGTGGATGCTTTTCTGGCACGGCACGATGCGCTGTGCGAAGAGAAGAGCCCGCTGGAGTGCGATTGTCCGGCCTGCCCCTGCAAGGGTATGTGCGATGCGCTTTTCGCTGCGGAGGTGAATTGATGGACGGGTACACATTGACGCTGGTCATCATCGGAGCCGCAACGGTGAGTTATTGGCTCATGCGGCTGGTGGACAAGCTGGACGGGAAGTAACACAAACGGAGGGAAAGACGATGAAAGCATACACGGGATTTGATAAAGACCTGAAATGCAGAGGATTTCAGTACGAAGTAGGCAAGGAGTACGAGGAGGAAAACGCCTCTTTGTGCAAAAAGGGATTCCGCGCCTGCGAAAACCCATTGGACACATTCCGCTATTACGCACCGACAGATAGCCGGTACTGCGAGGTGGATGTGGACGACAACGGAGAGCGCAGCAGCGATGACAGCAAGGTTTGCGGCAAACATATCAGGATTGGCGCGGAAATCGGCTTGAAAGGCGTTATCAACGCTGGTGTGCGGTTTGTGTTTGATAAGTGCGAGAGCGCAACCGAGGAATGCGCATCGGGTGAGAGTGGCAACGCCGCCGCATCGGGTGAGAGTGGCAACGCCGCCGCATCGGGTGAGAGTGGCAACG